CCTCGCGTTCGTGCTCTGGGTAGCTGGCGATGATGGCTTCGCGCTGCTCGTCCGAGTAGTGCTCCGCGTCATAGATCGTCATGCTGGTGACGTTGGACCCGGCAGGCTTGTCGATCAAAAACCGCTTGACCACATCGGACATGCCCAGCAGTGGCGTGAAGGTGACGAACACCTGGCCGCCGGTTGCCTGGGTACGTGTCAGGCCCTCGGAGTAGATCGACAGCGGCGGCTCTTCGTCAAACCAGACGAAGTCCACGGTGTCGGCCTGCCACTTCGTGCGGCCCTGGTCGTAGCTGTTGAACTGGATCACCGAGTCCTCGCCGCACTCATGGCGGACCACCACGCTGGATACGGCATCGGGCACGCCCTGCTTCATCGACGTATCGCGGATGCAGTCGTGCGGGATCGCGCCAGTGCCCCATTCGTCGCGCATCTCGGGCGGCCCCAGCAGCAGGCGCTGCACCCCTTTGCGTGTCAGCTCGGCAGACTCGGAGCCCACCATCGACCTGGTGGCATAGGGGAAGCGTTTGCCCTTCCACCAGGACGGGTACCGGCCCGTGGCGTGCATGGCGACCTCGAAGGCTCCCGCCCAGGTCTTGCCGAGCTGGTTGCCTGCCATGAAGAGCCGTTCGCGGAATGACGCGCCAGCGGTGTGGAACTCGACTTGCTTGGCATATGCCGAGTAGGTCGCCAGGCGGTTGCGCTTGGCGCGGATGTCGCGCAGGCGCATCAGCTCATAGACCTGGAGCTTCTCTTCCATCGTGAGCTTGCTGAGGTCCAGCTTGCTCAGGTCTATGTCGTCGATCTTCATTCGCTGCCGCCTCGGTTGCGGCCTTCGTTGGAGTAGTCGCCCCCGCCACCGCCGCTATCGCCGCTTGGGGCTGGATGGTTGTTGCCTTCATGCGAATACTCGCCCTTATTCGGGCTGACGCCGACACCCCATCCAACTGCACCGCCGTTGCGATCCACGACGCCTTTCCAGGCTCCGCCGACCACGGTGCCGGTATGGTCCATCACGTCTCCGTTGGGCAGGCCGATCAGGCCGTTGCCCAGGTTGACCGCACCGGCTAGTCGACCAGTCGTGGCTGTGGCCCGCTCAGCTCGCGGTTGGCCCTGCGGCCCAAGCGGCATGAGGCCCGCGCTACGCATCTCGCTGAGGAATGCGTTCTGCCGGTTGTAGGGGCCAGTCATCGCTCCGCCAATCAGGCCAGCGACCATGCTGCCCGGCATGAGCGCCCCATACGGTCCTTGGCCATAAGCCTGGAGGTCCTGGCCGAACTGGTAGTAGCTTGGCTTCTCCAGCACACCCGAGCCTTCGGGCAGGCCCGTGGTCGGCGAGATGGGGCGGACGTTAAATCCCTTGTAGTCGCTCATTTCATCGCCTTGGCAAACAGCATCTCAAGCCGGGAGTCGAGCTGCTCGTTGGTTAAATCCAAGTGGCCGGAGACCTTCACCTCGACGGCTTTCAGCTTGGGCTGGGTGTACTGCAACATCTCATTGAGCATGCGCAGTTTGGTGTCTGGGTCCAAGGCGTCACGCATGATCGGCTTCTTGGTTTTCGGGTCGACCCTCGGCGCGCCGTTGTTGTCGAGGACCGGCACCTGCTTTTTCAGGATGTTGATGATCTCCACAGCGGGGTCGTAGCCCTCGTCGATCAAGGCGGCGGCCACGGCCTTCAGGTTGATCTTTAGCTCGCCGCCCTTCTTGGTGCTGCTCGATTTGCTGGACGCGTGCGCCCGGCTAGGCTTGGCGGCGGTGGGCACTTCCAGGTCGTCCATCGTCGCCAGCTTGGGCGGCGCTCCGGCCAGATCGGCATGGCGGGCGTTGGCTCGGCTTGCTTTCTTCACTGGTCAGTCCTTCATGTGCTTGCGCACCAGGCCATTGCGCTTGCTGATCGCGGCGGCTTTGGCCTTGGCGTCTGCCTTGGATGAAGCGCCCCAGGCATTCAGGCTCAGCAGCAGCCTGGTGGGCTCGCCGTTCTTGCGTTCAGGCCCTGGCATGTTGCCCATGCGCGCCAGGAAGCTGGCACGGCGCGGGTTGTCGCCTGACTTGACCGGGGCCTTCAGGTTCATGCCCTCAGCCTTGGCGCTGGCGCGGCCTTTCGCGTTCAGGCCCCCTTCAGGGTTCTTTCCCTCTTTGCGCTGCCAGGCTGCTGTCATTGCTTGATCGCCTTCTTGATGATGCCCTGTTTGGCCGTTTTGGCGGATTCCTCGAATGCGGCTGCGGTCGGCGCGCCCTTTGTGCCAGGCTTGCGCATGTGCTCCCCGCTGCCGTGGGCGATCCGCTCGCGCTTCGCCTGGATGTTGGCGTACAGGCCGGGCTTCACTTCTTTTTGCCCTTGTTCATCTCTTTGCGAAGAAGGCCACCGCCCTTGTCGGCTCGGTTGAATTCCGCTGCTACAGACACGGGAACGCCCACCTTCTTGGCGAAGGCGGGGTTATGAGCTGCTGCGGCCATCATCCTGGCCTGGGCCGGTGACCGGCTTGGCATTAGATTTTCCCGGCAATCAGGCCGTTGTTGAAGCCCATGGGGGCCTTGGCCGTGCCGCCCTTGTACGCGGGCTGCGTGGTGTTCGTGCCAGGCATGGGCACCGAGACTTTGCCAGGGAGCATGCCAGCGCCTTGGGTCTGGTTGCCGCCACCGCCGATGGCTGCACCAGTTTTCATGGGGTTACCGGCTGCGCGGCTGGGGTTGCGGCTGGGTTGGGTTCCGTAGTCTTGCATGGTTGGTTCTCCTGGGGTTAGGCCATCAGGCCGGGTTGGGGTTTGCGCTGAGCGGCTTCTTCGTTCCACATCTGGCCGTAGTCTTCGGGGCCTTCAGTGGCTTGTTCCTGCGGGCTCTCTCCGCCCTCTTCGGCCAGCATCTTGTCGACGTACTGGCGGCACTCGTCAATGCTTTGGCACTGATAAGGCTCACCACCCTCGCTCGACTCGACGGTGATCTGGCCATCGTCGCCGATGGTGATGGTGATCTGCTTCATGGGGTTTTTCCAATGAAAAAGCCGCCTTATCGGCGGCTTGGTTAGTCGGTTTTGGGAAGACGCATCTTCCCGCCCTCATTATGACGGATAACGGTTTCCAAGGTCAAGTGGTGAAACTCCGCCAAAAAATTGATGTGAAATCGCAACAACAGTTTGTAAAATAGTTGATAGAGCCTGTCATGTATCAAGTACATTATGGGTGTGGTTGTTAAAGACCCAGCCCCGAAGGACCAGGGGGATACAAAAAGGGAACCAGCCGAGTAAGCAGTACCGACCAGGGAACCTAAAGGCCAGACCGCTAAGACTCAGCCCCCCAGGCTGCCGAGTGCGAAGGATGGATCAAAGGGCAGCGTGCTGCCTTTTGACGGTGTATCCAGGCGACCGACAACGGCCTGGTTTTTTGGAGAGTGCAATGAAAAAAGAAAACCTTCGCGCTTTTGTTCTAAATGCTTATCTTGAAACTCACAAACACGTTTTTGTGTCGGATTTGATAAAAGAATTTAACACCAGCGCGGCGGCTGTGCGAAACGCTTTGGGGTATGACGACTTTGTGTTTGACGAAGACAGCCGTTGGTCGGGCAGCAATTACTCGGGCCGTTACGTTTCCGCTCCTTGCGTGGAACCGTCAAAAGCCTATCTCGCGTCTCTTTTGAAAGGAAAACTTTGATATGGACTTCGACAAAGCAGTTGAAATTATGGAAGCCAAGCTCGCCAGGCGCGGCGGCTCGATGTTTGACCTTGCCGTGGAGATGCAGGCTGACCTGGAAGCAGGCAACCTGGACAACCGGGACGCTGCCGCAATCCGCTCTTTCATGCGCAACATGCGCAAACTGTTCATAGGAGATTGATATGAACAGAATCTGGATCGAGCTGGAAAAGCCTACGAGCTTGGAGCATGGCGAAGAGCAGTGCAAGCTGGCCAACAAGATGCTCAAACGCTTGGGCGTAGAGGCGATGGAATTTTGGATTGGCATGGGGCCGGGCAAGATGGTCTACAACATCACCCTCGTCGACAGCGGGATGTTCGCGGAATGCGCTGACCGTGGCCACTGGTTCAATCTGAATCGTCTGGCAGGCGAGTAACCCCAGGGGCTTCGGCCCCTTCCAATGCCCAGCGTGCTCGGCATTGGCGGTGTATCCAGGCGACCGATAACTGCCTGGTTTTTTGGAGAGTGCAATGCAGTACAAGAAAGCTGACAT